CAACCAACGATCGGCCGGCACGTTCAGGTCGAGCGACCAGACCTTGCCGCTCTGCCAGTCGCCGACGTAGTGCTTGCCGGCATAGGCGTGGCACATCGGCTGCCAGCGACGGTACTCCCCGCGGTTGGCGATCCACTCGGCCCGCTCAGCCCACTTCTGCGTCGCAGCGTCATAGACGAACGTGCGCTCGATCGATGGCACCGTCAGGCAATAGAAGGCGTGGCCCTCTTGCTGATAGGCCATGCCGTAGGCGTCAGAGCGCATCGGAGCGCTCTGCAGCGCGTGTTCGATGGCGTGGGTGCTGATGCGCTGTGGCACGCCGCCTTGCAGCGCGAAGACCATGCCGCCGCCGTCCCGATCACGGCCGAGCCAATAGACGCCGTTGTTCATGGACACCACGGAGTCGCGCGCCTCGCACCCAACCTCCAGCGAGTTGCCGGTGTTACGCTCAAATGCGAAGTCCGAGTTGCCGGTGTTGGCCCATTCCTCGGCGCCGGTTGCCGTGAACAGCATCAGCCGGTCGTGGTTGACGATCAGCGAGACCAATGTCTCCGGCTTGTTCTCTGCGCTGGCGAAGTCAAGTCCGTTCCACGTCGCACCGTCAGCCAGCGACGAGATGAAGAACTGCTTAGTGCCGTCGACGCCGACAATGAAGAACTGGCCTTCCCATGCGGCTTTCGTAACGCCGTTGGGAAAGTCGACATCCGTGATGGTGGCGAGCACGCCATCGGTCAGCACGTAGCCCGCCACGCCGTCGACCAACAGCAGCTGCGTGTCGTTGGTAGCAATGCTGACCGCTCCGGTACTGGTCGACAACGTGCCAATCACCGCCGGCGTGCCTGTCGTCGTCTCGTAGAGCGTGTTGCCGCCCACTGCAAAGACATGGCCCGCCATCGCCGCCATACCGCGCACAGGCCCGGTGGGCAGCGTGTATTCCAACCGCAGCCCTGGCGTGCCGTACAGCGCAGTCGCGACCCCGCCGGCTTGGTCCTGCTCGAGATACAAGTTGATGCAGCGCTGCGCGTCTGCGGGAGTGGACCGACTCTCGTAGGCCCCTCCTACAAACGGCAGCGGCTTCACGTGTAGTCGTCGGTGAACACGTTGTACTCACCGCGCTGACGGATCAGCGGATCGACACGCAGCGTCGGCACCGGAGCCGACCGGCGTTTGAGCGCGCGCTTGGTCGATGCGGCAAGACGCTGAATCGTGGGCGACGCTTCCTTGCCGTAGTCCGGCGCAATCATCATCGCGACATTGGTCTGGATCATCAGCTCGTAGCCGTCGTCCAGACCGATGTCCGCTGTCGGGTTCGGGTACTGCAACGTAACGAACCCTTCAGCGCCGCCAAGCGAATTCAGGAACTGGTTGATCGACACAAACGTGTCGGCAGCCTGTTCCGCGGTCGGGGTATCAGCCTCCCCGATCACCCCGACAGACATCAGAATCCGGCGGATGAGGTCGTTGGCGGTCATGCTTCAGGCTGCCTTTTCTGCCTTGGTGCTCGGCTTTGCGGCCAGCACTTCGGCCACCTTGGCATCGACCAGTTCTTGCGTCTTTGCCGCGTCACCGACGAGCGCCGGGTCGAAATCGAACTTCTTAGCGTCCGGGACGGCATCGTTTGCCGCGTCGATGCCTTCTTGTTGCGCCGGTTGAAGCTCCAGCAACTTCTTCAGCTTCGTCTCGGTCGACCACCGCTGGTCGATCTTGATGCCGGCCTGCGCCATCTGCCAGTTGACGCGATCTTCGTACGTGTAGCCGCGACCCAGCAACGGCAGATCTGGCCCGGTCGAACGCGGAGTCGATTCGGGCGCCGCGATTGCGGTGCCGTTGGCGTCCTTTTGCGCGTCAGGGACGTCGGCCGGCGAATCGAACCACTTGCCCGTGAGTGCCTTGAACTCGTCGTCCGACTGCACGACACGAGACGTTCCGGCGCTGTACACCATTGCCGGGTATTGACGGTTTGCCATGACGGCCTCCTTAGTTGGTGAAGACGCGAACGGCCCAATCCGGGCGCAGACACGCATAGCCGGCAAGAACGTCCAGACGGCTGACGTAGCGGTTGTTGTTGATGTCGAAGCCGCGCAGGAAGCGCACCGACACGCCGTCGTACGTCGACTTCTCGGCCATGTCCAGGCCTCGCGGCAGGTCCATGTCGACCGTGACGAACGTGAACGCGTCCTTGTAGAACGCCAGCGACTGGTCGTACTGCGTGTTGGCCGTGGCGCCGTGGTTGATGACGATCTGCGCGTTGTCGGCCGGCAGTGCCGAGACGTTCTGGTACGCGCCGCCGGAAATCAGTTCCGGCGAAGCGACGATCGTCGCCACGCCCGAGCCGTTCGAAGTCACGTCGGCCGTGGCGACGAACTCCATCAGGTACGGCAGGATGACCTTGGACTCGGGGTTGAGCGCGTAGACACCCGCGATCGTGAACGAGTCGCCCGCCTTGAGGACTGTCGTCGAAGCCGTCCAGCCATCGGTCGCGAGCGACGTCGTGCCAGCGATCGACCGCGGGTTGGCCGTGGCGGCGCCCTGCGGCGTTCCTTGTGCGGCGCCGTTGATCAGCGGAGTGCCGCCGCCTGCGCCGGTGATGAACGTGGGTGCGTTCTGCGTCTTGGCGAACTCGAAGCCGAGCGCATCGTTCATCTGGCCGGTCTTGTACTGCTGGCCGATCGTGTTCTGGTCGTTGAACCCGAGGTTCAGGTACGACACGACGTTGCGGTTGGCGCGTGGCCCGATGAGCGCGAAACGGTCTTCGTCCATCGGAGCGGCCGAGTTGTCCAGCTTCTCGCCGGCCTGCAGCCAGAGATCCTGCATGGCTTGGACCGTGGTCGGCGGCGCATTCGGCGTGCCGACTTGCTGGGCGACCTGCTTGAACATCGACGAGATGCGGATGTCGAGTTCGGTAGCGAGACGCTTGCCCGCCGGGACGATGTACCGATTCGTGAAATCGTCGATCGTCAGGATCATGTCGATGTCGTCGAACGGGATGTCGACACCGAATTCCGGCTGAATGGTCAGCGGGACGTAACGCTCGGTCGTGTCCTGCAGATTGACGACCGGGCCGTTGCGAACCGTGTAGCTGTTCGGCAGGCGGATGTCGATCGTCTTGCCAGCCTTGGCGCCGCGCTTGGCGAAGTCGTCGCGGTAGTCCGAATTGATCATCTTGATCATCCGGGACTTGTTGTGCGCGACCTGAAGCGTCTTCGCCGCGATGTACTGCGGGGTGATGAGGGAATTTGCCACGAGGGAGTTCCTTTAGCGTCTACGGCGCTCTGCGTCTCGCTTGTTCTCTGCTTCGAACCATGCTTTGGTTCCGATCGCAGGACCATTGCCGGCGCCACCGTTGCCGCCTAGCGGCTTCAGGGGCACAGCAGCAGAGCTAACCGCGGGTTGTGAGGTGAGCTGGTGCTCAAGTTTTGCGAGGGCTCGCCCCATCGCGCCAGGAGGCTTGGCAAAGATTTCCGCCGCTTCGTCAAGGTGCTGCCCGAGGTGAGCAATGAGCTTTGGCGCGTCATCGGATTCGATGAGAATGCCGAGCGCATCTGTCGAAAGACCGATCATTCCGAGGTTTGAAAGAGCCGCTTCAAAGCCCGGGACCGCCTTGCCTTTCGTTGCTACCTCGTTGCACTTCAGGTCAAAAGCCGCCTGCTGACGCGCGGTTTCATAAACCTGATTTGGATCGACTTGCGGCTCCGCGCGTTGCTGCTGAGGCTGTTGACCGTTCTGGGGTTGCGCATATTGGCGTTCAAGAAACTCGGCTCGCGCCTTGCTCTCTGCCGCCTCACGCCGCCACTTCGATTCGTGCCTCGCCAACGTCGCGAGTCGTTGCTTGACCGCATCCGGAATGTCCTGCTTTGCCGGGGACGGGCTTGCGTTGCCTTCTTGGGTTTCCGAGCTTGTCGACGGCTCAGGTACTGCTACGACCGGCTCTTGAGCCGCGGGTGCTTCAGGCGCACCGAGACCTTGATCCATCACAGTCATTACCCATCCTTTCGGATTCCATGCGCAGCCGGCGCAAGACGGTTATTGCGGAAACGGTCCTTGCGGCGCGTTCTGCGCGGGCAAAGAAAAACCCGCACTCGGCGGGTTCGATTGTTGCGGCTGCTGCCCCTGCATTGGCGGAGGCGGCGGAGGTGGTATCTGCGGCGGCGGTACGCCCGGCGGCAATGCGGTCGGCATGGCACCCATCGGCGTCGGCATCTGCATGACAGCCATTAGCGTTTGCTGGTAGAGCGCCGCGGCAAGCTGCGGGTCGGCCGGCACGAGCGCGGCAAGACGCTGCGTCTCCGCCTGATACGCCGCAATCTTGTTGCGGTCGTGGTCGTTGGCGTTCGACTGCTTGGCCGTGTCGTCCTTCTCTTTCAGCTTCGCTTCCATCTGCTGGGCGACGCCTTGCAACTGCTGTAGCTGCTGATGCGCCTGCTGAAGCTGCTGCATGGCCTGCTGGAGCTGTGGGTTGTCCTGCGCCTCGTCGCCCATGCCCTGCAACTGCGGCGGCAACATGGCCTTGAGACGCTGGGCTGCTTCGTCGGCGTACGGCCAGTCCTGATGCTTGACGTACAGGTCACCGAGGATCTGAAACGTCTGCGGGTTGCCCTGGAACAATTGCGCCATCTGCTCGGCGGCTTCTTGCCGCAGCGTGGCGTACGCGGGGCCGGTCGATGCCGTCACGTCGTACTTGCCGACGCTCGGGTTGATCGTCACCTTGCCCTGCGGATCGCGCTGATATGACTGCGGCGCGTTCGGATCGATGATGACCTGAGACGGCGTGCCGTCTTGCCCGAGGATGCGAGCGACCCGCTTGGTGTCGTAGATCTTCGGGATCATCTCCAGCACGATCGAGCCCATGTGCCGCATCGAGCGCGACAGGTTGTCGATGTAGTGGAAGTTCGCCGTATCCCCTTCCCGCTGATCCTGCATCTTGGCCCGACCGCTGACCGCGTTCGACGGCGCGCCGAGGTTCGACTTGTACATGCCGAACGCGGCTTGCAAGTCGTCACGCGCCATCTGCGACAGCTGAGCGAACGCGGCCGGGAACTGCGCCGACTGCACGCGCTCCGGCTTCGGGATCGTGGCCTTGCCGTCGTCATCCAGCGCGTTCCAGCGCACGTAGGCGGCGCCTGACGCGTTGATGTCGCCCCATTCGTCTTCGTAGCCCTCGACCGCTTCGGCCGACACCATCATCGGCACCTTCGGCTGCAGCGAGATCAGTTCGATCTCTGTCGACCGCGCGTAGTTGTAAGCCCGCTGGGCGTCCATGCCCTTGCGGACCATGCCGCACAGGTAGCGCTTGCCTTCGATGTATAGCTCGTTGCCGATCACCGGGATCAGCGGCACGTGCGAAGCCGGGAAGTCGGTTGACTCCAACTCCTCAAGACCGCTCAGCTTCGTCCACTTGACGCTGCGCTGCGTGTCGGTCCACTGCTTGACGTACGGCAGCGGACCTTGGCCGACCGCCTTGCTCAGCTTCCAGTACTCGTCTTCCTCCAAGTCGATCTGCTGACCGGACGTCGGGTCAGTGACGGTCAAGTAGCTAACCGTCTTCTCCTCGACCTTGAAGTACTCGCACACACGCACGACGTCGTCGCGGAACCAGCCGCCTTCGTCAAACGACAGCACCTTGGCGCCCTTGAACGCCTTCTTGAACGCGCCGGCAGACATCGGCGTCATCACGAACCCGTCCATCGCGTCGGAACCGTCCGGCTCGGTCGACTGGTCGTCCAGTACGATCGACGTGAAGTCGTGCACGCGCTTGATGCGGATCTCTTGCTCGTTCGTCTCCGCGTTTGTCACTTCCGGCACGACACGCATCCAGCCCAGACCGACGCGCGCAGCCGACTCCAACGCTGTGTCCGTCGCGATGTCCGCGCGGCTAGCGTCCTGGATGTGATACAGCAGGCCGTTGAGCGCCTTGGCAGTCTTGACGTCCGCGTTGTCGTCGACCGGACGCACCTTCATGCTCGGCTTGTTCTGCCGACCATCGTTGACGGTCTGCGCGATGTACTGGTTCGTCTGGTCGAACACCAGCATCGGCCGGTCGCCTCTAGCGCGCTCAGCATTGCGGTCCCACTGCTCCGGCTTGGCCGGGTTGGAGAACCGAAGATCCTCCAACATGCGAACGCGGTTGTCGTTCATGGCGGACCAGCACGCCTCGAACCGCTCCTTCGCTTCCTTGACGGAGCTATCCATCAGCGATTCATCCAGCTACCGCGCGAGGCAGGGCGAGACACCGGCTTGGTCACGATCTTCTTCGGCTCCTTGAAGGCCAACGCCATGTAGCGAAAGGCGTCTGCCGCGTGGGAATACTGGTCGTGCAACGGCTCGCGGCTGAACTCGCCGGTGTTCTCATCTACGTCGTAGCGGTAGTGGCGCAGGCATTGCAGGCCGTCGGCGCACTTCTCGGCGTCAAACCAGATGTTGGGAAATAGCGTGCGAGCAGTGTTGACGCCGATCGCAATTCGGCTTCGGTCAAGCACCCGAACAGTGCGTCCAGCCGCGCGAGCCTGTCCTGCGATCGACTTGTCTGCGGCAAGGTGCTCGCTGTCGGCGTCGTGCGGCATGTAATCGGTTCCGTAGACGTACCCCTTCGTCTGCAAGTGCTGCAGGTAGTGGCCGAGCGCTTTCTGGTTGTTCTCGTAGAAGTCGATGACGCGCAGCTCGCCCAGGCCCGCAATCTGGAAGAACCAGATGGACGTCATATCCGCGCGGCCTAAGTCCCACGCTGTGTGCACCGGCTTGCTGGCGTCGTACGGCACGCGTGTAATGCGGCCTTCTAGCTGTGCAGCACGAAGCTCGGCGGCATAAATCGCACCGTCCAACGTGACGCGACAGTGACCTTCCCAAACGTTTAGGTAGGCATCGGGGTCGCGCGCCTGAAGCTCATCCTTGTCCTGCCGCAAGACCTCGGGAAACCAAGGGTTATCGCGCCACGACATGTCGATGACGATCGCATCAGCCGGCGTGTTCTTGACGAACCGGACGTAGGTTTCGTCCGTCTCAAGTTCGGGATTAAACGATAGCCAAATCTCCGAGCCATCCATGCGGATCGTCGGGATCAGCGTCTGCCACGAGGACTTGCTGACGTCCTTCGCTTCCTCAACCCACGCAATCGTCGTGCCCTCGATCGACTTCACGCCACCAACGTTGCGTTTAAGGCCGCGGAAGTAGAACTCCGTGCCGTTTGCGCCTTCAATGTGATTCTTCTGGATCGTGTAGAACCCGCTCAGCCCAAGCTCAGCAATCTGGTTACTCAGCAGCGCATGCACCGACTCGTCGATGCTGTTCTGGAACTCGCGGAAACAGCCGATCTTGTGTTTCTGTTGGGCGCCCACGATCAGCAGTGCGCGGGCGATGCCCCATGACTTAGCGCCACCGCGACCACCCTTTAGAACCTTGTAGCGATGCGGCCTGAACAGTTCTTGCAGCTTCGGCGGGAAGCGTGCCTCCACCTCTCTAGGCACCGAAGATCACCTTGATCGCCACCGGAATGTCGCCGCCGTCCTCGCCGCTGATCTCGGTGCGTGTCGGGGCGTTCGACAAGCTCTTGTCGAGCAGGATCTTGGCGGCCGATACCTGCGATGGCGTCAGCTCAATGTCGCCCTCGACGTGCTTCATCAGCCGCGTGATGATCTTCTTCGTCTCGATCGATTCGATCACAGCGCGTGCGTAGCTGCTCGACAGCGCGGTAAAGCCGGTCTTACGCCCGGCGCCTGGCCGCTTGCCGCCAGTGTTGGGACGAGCGCCGCCGCTAGGCATCGAGCAGCCAGTACATGACTAAGGCGGCGATCGTGACGCCGACCGTTACCGCAAACACTTCTTCCAGCCATTTCATTGCAGCCTCCGCACGCGGAACTCGTATTCCGCACGCGCCACACTGGCACCGCTCATCGCCGTGATCGTCAGCGCCCGCGGCTCGGAGTCGCTCATCGTCTTCATCACGTTGGCCGCCGCCGGGATGGAGAACGACACCTCTCCGGCCGGCGCGATCGTTCCTTGCGACAGCACTTGCCGCGTGTTCAGGTCGACAAACTTCCACGTGATCGACGTAAGCACGCCATCCTCGACCCGGGCGTAGTTCTCGTCGTTGAACAATGCGCTGAAGTAGATGGTGCTGTTGGCGTACACCGAGTTGCGATAAACCTGCGGGCCGCGCAGACGTAGGGCGATCTGCACGTAGCCTCCCGGGCTGTCAGTGAACGTGGGGACAAGCTCGAACCATGACGCGGCGCCCTGCGCGTCCAGCATGGGCATCCACGGCACGCCGGACGCGGCGGCGGGCGGCACTGGAGCGCTTGATACCGGCGGCGGGACAGGCGTTGGCGTAACAACCGGAGGCGGCGATGGCGATGGCGCCGGTGACGGTACTGGTGTCGGCGCTGGCGGAGTCGGAATCGGAGCGGGGGGCGGCGGGACAGGCGTTGGCGGCGGACTGGGCGTCGCAGGCGTAGGCGCGGGTGGCGTCGGAACA